CACTGGCACAGGCGCAGTCTCGGGGCCGTCGACCTCGACCGCCCCGAGACTGCGCCTGTGCCAGTGTCTTCTGGATCTCTGCGATGTCGCTCATGCCACGGCCTCGGCACCGTCCGACAGGCTGGCCACGCGGTCCACGTCGCCAATCGGATCATCTTCATCGGTGCGGCGCAACGACAGGGTGAACTCGATTTTGCGGGCCTGTCCGTCGCTCAGGAAATAGCTTTTCGTCTCCTGCAGATCGGTGATCACGAATGCCCCGTAGGTGATGCCCGATCCCTCGACCAGGGCCCAGGCGTGGCCGAGGTTGCCCATGGCGCGCAGGGTGTCGAGCGATTCGGGGTCGCCGGCGAACTCTGGGACCATGCTGCCGTTGAGAGTGATCGTTTCTTCACCGGCGCCGACGAACTGGGAGGCGTCGCGGGCACCGACGCGGGATTGAGTGGGGTGCTTCCAGCTCGTGCGGTGCTGCAGCTCTTGATACGAGGCCGTCGACAGCGAGAACACGAATTGCCCCAGGCAAAGCATCATGGCGGTGGCTTTCAGTTGATGGAGTCGATGAACATGCTCTTGACCCGGGCCGCTTTGGCGCGCTCGATCTCTTGGAGCTTGTCCGCGACGATGCGGCCGATGGCCATTTCGTCCATGCCGGGGCCGGCGTGGATGTGCAGGTTGATGGTGTCGCCCTGCACGGTGATCGGGGATCGGGGTGCGGCGGCAGACATGGCGGGGCGGTTGTCGATGCGAGCGGGGCGCAGGCCCGGCCCGGGTGCCTCGATGCCGGCGGCGGCCATGGCGGGCAAAGCGACGGCCGAGGCTGCAGCCATGCCCAGCGCGGCCTTGCGCAGCATGCCCTGGGTGCTCTGGATGCCCTGCGCTGCGCCTTCGCCCACGTTGACGCCGGCGGCCATGAACACGCGGCTCGGCGAGCGGATTCCCAGCGTGTCTTTAAACGAGCCGATTGCGGACGACGCCGCGCCTGTGATGGCGTCGCGCACGCCACCGAGAGCGCCGGTGATGCCACTGATAAGGCCCTGCATCATGTCGACGCCGAACTGCCCAAACTTCGCCGGAAGGGTGGCCATGAACGCGAACACCTGGGCGAACCACGCGACAAAGACCCCCGGCAGCGCGGCAGCACCCGTGCTCAAGCTGTTCCAGATGTCACTGAAAAACCCTTTGATCGGCTCCCAGTACCTGTAGATCAGAAATGCGGCCGTGGCGATGCCTGTCACTGCCAGACCGATGGGGTTTGCCAGAAGCAAACGCCCGAGCCACATGGCTGTAGTTCCGGCGAGCCGGAAGGCTCCTGCGAGCACCCGCACGATGCCGCCCAGCAATCCGCCTTGCACGCCGAGCTGTGCCAGTGCGAAGCGAACCAGCATGACCTTGCCGACGACCAAACCCAACGTGATCGCCAACACGCCGAATCCAGCCATGACAACAGCCAGGACCACAGCGATCATGGATAGAGCTTTGGTGAGCGCCGGGTTTTCCTTTGCCCAGTTCCCAACACCTCGGGTGATTTCGGTGAGACTGTCGATGGTCGCGCGCATCCATCCATCGTTGGATTCGCCGATGTTGATGCGGACGGTGTCCCAAGAGCTGGAAAGTTCGTCGAGGCTGCCGCGCATGTTGTCGGCCATGACCTTAGCGGTCTCAGCCGCGGCGCCCTGATTCTCGCGCACGACCTTGAGGTAGTCGACGATGCCGTTGCTGCCAGCCTTGTTGATGATTTCCGTCATCGCGGCGGCCGGTTCTTCGCCGAAGATATCTTTCAGCGCGGCCATCTGGTCGCCGCTGCCCATCTTTTCGGTCTTGGCGGCGATCTCGGCCAGAAGCGGAATGATCGGCTTGATGTTGCCCTGCGCATCCTTGGTGTTGATGCCCAGTTCCTTGAGCTGCTTGGCCGCGCCAGACGTGGGGGCGGACAGGCGCAGCAACATCGCACGCATGGCAGTACCGGCCTTGTCGCCCTGAATGCCCACGTTGCCCAGCAGACCAGCCATGGTGGCGGTGGTTTCCAGATCGACGCCGGCTGCGCGTGCCACCGGCCCGACGTAGCTCATGGTGTTGCCCAGCATTTCCAGGCTGACATTGCTGCTGGTGAAGGTCTTCGTCAGGATGTCCGCGACCTTGCCCATTTGAGAGGGATCAATGCCGAAAGCGCTCAGGATGTTGGAGCTGATGTCAGAAGTTCGTCCGATCTCCACGTCGCCCGCCTTGGCCATGTCCAGCATGCCAGGCATCGCATCCATGATGGCCTTGGGCTTGAAGCCTGCCATGGCAAGGAAGGCCTGGCCCTGCGCTGCCTCTGTCGCACTGAACATCGTGGAGTCGCCCAGGTCTTTGGCTTGCTGACGCAGCGCTGCGAGGTCGGCGCTGTTTTTCTGAAGCCGCGCCAATGCCTGGACCTTGCTCATGGTGGCGTCGAACTCGACGCCCTCGGCCATGAAACCCGTAAACGCGCTGCCGGTGGTACGCCCGGCCTGCAGCCCGCCATATCCTGCGCCCATCGTGGCGGCACTGCGCATGGCGGCCTTGCTCTGCTGTTCCTGGATGGCGGTCAACTTACGCTGCTGCTCGCCTTGGCGTCGCAGGGCGTCGGTTTTCCGATTGAGCTCGGCCGTCGTGCTCGCAATGCTGCCGCGCAGGTTGCGCTCATGCGTGGCCAAGCTGCTGACGCTGATGCCGGCAGAAGTGAGCTTGTCGCGCAAGCCCTGGGCCTTGATGCTCTGCTGCTGCATGCGCTCGCCGAGCTGAGCGGCCTCGCGCTTTGCAGCGGTGAAGTCCTTCGTCATCGCCTTGGTAGGGCTGGCCGTCTTGGCCATTTCCTGGGCGAGCTGTCGGATGCGGTTCTGCGTTGCCTGCAGGGACGATTCAGTCTCCCGCATACCGCCGCGCAGCTTTCTAAACTCTGCAATGTCGCTCTGTGCTTTCTCCAGTTGCTTGAGCGATGCGCGCGTGTCGCGCAAGCCTTGGGCGGTGGACTTGCTCTGCCGGTCCACGCCGCGCAATGGGGCGAGCACCTTGTCCACCATGGACATCACGATTTCGAGCTTGAGCGGGGTTGCCATGGTGGTGGGTGACTATCATTTTTCTGGGTTGAGACGGACGCGGGCGCGTTCCCGCCACTCCATCAGTTCGGACAGTGGCATGTCATCCATGTCCGCAGGCCGCCAGTGAAAGGCGGTGGCCAGATCGGCCATGCCGTCCTCTACGTGGTCTGGAATTCCTCGCGGATACTCCGCCGCACGAAAAAACTCACCAGCTCCGTGCCCAGGGCCGTCAAGTCGGCCGGGTCCAGGGCCTCGACCTCGTGGCGCAACAGGGTCGGCGTGGTCACGCGCGGCAGCAGGAGCTGCAGCGAGCTGACATCCATCTGCAGCAGCTCGGTCAGCTTGATGCCGCGCAGTGCGCCGGCGTTGGGCTTGCGCAGGGTGACGGACTTGATCGTCTCGGTGCCGCGCGCGACCGGGAAATCGAGCACCACGGTGTTGGGCTGCAGCTCGGCCGCAGGCGTGCTGTCGGCAACTGCGTCATCGCTGGGGACGGCGGACGGGGTGGCAGTGGGGGTGGACATGGTGATTCAGGGAGTAGAAGGAAGGGGGACCACGCCCAGGCCTGGCGTGGATCAAAGCAATGCGGGTCAGGACAGGCCGATAGCGCGTCGAACCTGCGCGTACAGGTCGACGCCCTCGACCTTGAACACCATGCCGGGCACATCGATCTCGATGGTGTCGACGCCGTCGATGACCAGCTTGTAGTAGCTGACGCTGATGGCGTGGGTGTGGCTGGTCTCCTCGCCGGCCTGGGCTTCGCCCATGTCGAGCTCGCGCAGGCGGCCGGACACATGGACCTCGACGGCCATGATGGTCCCGGACTCGTCGTCATAGGCCCCCATCCAGCGCCACTGGTTGGCGTTGTGCGTGGTCGCCCCGAAGGCCGCGATGCCGACCTTGAGCAAGCCGCCGGCATTGAACGTCATCTCCAGCTTCTCGTGGCCAAGATCCACTTCGATAGGACCGTTCATGCCGCCGCCACGCCATTCCTCGACCTTGCGGGTGAGCTTGGGCAGCGTGACGGATTCGATTTCGCCTTGGAAATTGTTGCCGTCCTTGAACAGCATGAAATTCTTGAGTTTGAAGGGCAAGCCCATGGTGGTGCTCCGTTAGGTGGGGGTGGGCTGACCGGCCCCGTGTGGGACCGGAGCGGGCGATCAGGCGCTGGCGATGGCCTCGGCGAACTGCGCGAGATAGCTATCGGTGATGGACTGTTCGAAGATGAGGTTCTCGAGTCCCGGGGTGGGCGTGTAGTCGTAGCTGATGAGCAACTGCCCGGCGGCGAGGTTGGCCGCGTCGTTCTGATCCGGGTCGAACCAGGCCGTTGCACCGACGATGCGGCCACTGCTGACCATGTCGCGGAACAGCTTGTTGATGTAGCCCAGCATGTCCTTGACCAGGGTCGGCGTCATCGGCTGGTCGATGAACGCCATGTGCCCCTCAGCGATGGTGTCGGCCATGATCTGCGCGGTACGGGTGTAGTTCTCGAACGGGAACTTGCCGCCCTTCATCTCGCACGTCCGGCTACCCCAAAAGCGGTAGCCGGCCTGGTTGATGATGGTCGTGACTTCCAGCCCGTTGAGGTAGCCGGCGTCGCTCTCGGGGTTCTGCAGATCGAAGAACACCGGCGTGCTGATGCCCTCGGGGCCGTTGATGACGGCATTGGAGAGCGACTTGTGCCATCCGATGGTCTGATCGAGCTTGGCGCGCAGGCCCATGGCATAGGCCACGGGGCTGGACTCGACGATGGCGCTGGTTGCCGTGTCCCACGACAGAAAGCGGGGCCACAGCACCATCAGCTCGCGCTGGCCGAATTCATCGCGGTAGGTGGTGGCTTCTTCCTTGGTCTGGGCCACGGCAATGCCGTCCGCGCCACGAGCCGCCACATAGGCGAACGCACGCAGCGACTGGCAAGCCGTGGCCAGGGCGTTGGCCACGGTCTTGGTGTCCAGATCCGGCGCACCCAGAATGCGGGGCTTGACGCCCAGTTCGCTCTGCGCGGACAGCAGTGCCTGAATGCCCGTGCGTTGGCCGGTGGCGGTGGTGGTGCCGACCACGTTGGAGGTTGTTTCCTGTCTCTT